CCATAATCTTCAATCAATTTTTTCAATTTTTTCTGTTTGATATCCATTTCAGTCTCCTGGTAAATAGATTTATAAGCCAATAATATATCATTAAAAGGACTTTGTCAATGCCTACTTTAAAAAATAATGTTTATAATTTCAACTTTGAAAATAGATTCCGGGTAACATTTTTACATAGTGACCCGGAAGTCCGAAAATTGGGGAATACCTGTGTTGCCATCAATATTCCGACTATAATTTTAGGGCAAACCGAACAGCCGACCAGTATTAGGAAAATATGGATTCCGGGTGATTCGTTGGAATTTGAAGACGTGAATGCCCAATTTATGTTACAGGAAAGCATGGAAAATTGGTTAGCGGCAATGGATTGGATATATCGATTGCGCGACCCGGACGAAATCAAAATGAAAAGAGAAACTTGTGACCTGGCGGTTGATATTTTGGATGCCAAACATAAAACCGTCGTCGAATGCACTTTAATCGATGTTTTCCCATTTACCGTGTCTGATGTTCCATTAACGACACAGATCGAAGATGTTGAGCCGTCACGCTTCGATATTTCTTTTAAAATCAACGGTTTTAATTATGCGCGTGTGTCAAATTTGTAATTGTATGCTATAATCATGCCATGAATAAAACATTTGATGAAATAATTGAAAAATACCTGGCAATAGCGGAAGTCGATTTCAATTTTAATGATGCCGACCTTGAAGCCAAACTTCGAACAATTCCGAATTTGCATAATAAATGGATGCGGCATTTTTATCGGCAATCACATATTCTGATCAAAAAAGAAAAAGCTTTGGCCAAGATCTGGCGGGATAAATTAAATTATTATTTGCATGGTAACGCACAAGAAGGATATGAATATGAAGTGAAACATACCCAGGTCAAATATTATATTGAATCTGATGAACAGTATTCGGTTTTATTTTACCAGGTAAATTGTCAACGGAAAATTGTCGAAATGCTTGAAGGTATCTTGAAAAAGACGACCCAATTAAGTTTTGACATGAATAACCTAATGAAATTAAAGGAATTGAAGGCGGGTAAATAATGATATATATCTGGCGATTTCTAATGTGGTTTCAATCATTCCCATTTGAAACTTGGTATTTTTCATCGGCGGGTGACCGATCAAGGAAAAAACGAAAACTATGGAATAAGAGGTGCGGTTATGGTAGTAGAAACCTATAGGGCGGCGGCAAACCAAGTTGCCGGAGACCTAAAAACACTAAGGGAAGTTATAATGTTAACAGCGGCATCAACAACATGGGACGAAAGAGGCACGTCCGCCGAATACTTAAGGAAACGTAAAATGTTTAAAGATGGATCAAATTTTTGTCCAATTTGCAAATGTGAATGTGTTGGTGAAGAAGAAAAACATCGGCACATGGAAGAAATGCATGATAATCTGAACAGCCGGGACCAGGAATTGATGGAAAAAACTTCCGGCAAGGAACTATTAAATGAGTAGCGAAAAAATCCCTGTGATTGATTGTCCAATATGCGACCGGACCGATTTCAAGAATATCGATGAATTAATCACGCATATTCATGCACATAATAAAGTGGACCCTGAAGTTAAACTTTCGATTGTGGCGGTTCACGAGGAATATTTGTCAAGCCTATTCTAATGATTGAACTTAATTATTTTAATGAAGCACATATCCAAATAGTCTGCGAATTTGATGAAGCGCAAGATATCGCCGATCTGTTTTCTTTTTATGCCCCTAATTATAATTGGTCCCCGAAATACAATTCCGGCGTATGGGATGGAAAAATAAAATTATTTAATGTCAATAATTGCCTTTTGCCGTTCGGTCTGCTTCCGAAGTTTATCGGATATTGCAAATTAAATGAATGGAATTACCGTTTGGACGAGCGCTTGAAATCAGTTGGCGACAAAGTAACCGATGCCGAAATATTAGATTTTTGCAAAAACGTTCTAAAGACTACCCGGAATACTGAAAATGGCCCTGAAGAAATAATTCCATATGATTACCAGGTTTCAGCCGTGAAATATTTCATGTATCATCGGAAAATGATCGGCATTTCGGCGACCGCTTCCGGTAAATCATTCATCTATTATATATTTTTCAATCTATTAATGTACATTTACCCGGAATTCAAGGGACTTTTGATCGTGCCCCGGACATCTTTAGTCGAACAGATGGCCGGTGACTTCCAGGAATATGCACAAAAATATTGCAACTTTCAAAAATACATCCATAAGATCCATTCCGGCGCTGAAAAATATACAGACAAACAAATCACTATTTCGACGTGGCAATCCCTTGCGAATATGCCCCCGGAATATTTCGAACCATTTCATGCAGTGATCGTCGATGAAGTCCATGAAGCGACCGCAAAAGAACTGCCCCGGATAACAAATCATTGCATCAATGCGGCGTATCGCGTGGGGATGACCGGGCACCTGAAAGATTGCAAAATTGCCAGTATCCAACTTACCGCATTATTGGGAAGGGTCAAAACGTTTTCAAAATCCGCTGATCTGATCGAAAGAGGTATCCTGGCCGGAATTGATATCAAGGGTATTGTTTTAGGATACGACGAAAAATATAAAAAGCTATTCAAAGGCAAAGAAAAAGTTGAATGGCAAGATGAAATTAAGATTATTCAGTCGATTCCGGGACGAAAAAAGTTTCTTTGCCAATTGGCGGCGACCCGAAAAGGTAACACCATGGTCCTTTTTAAACAAAGGGATTATGGCCGGGAATTATACAGATTAATAAAAAAGAATTTTCCCAATAAGCACGTCTATTACATCGATGGTACTGTCAAGACAAAGTACCGTGAACAGGTAAGGAAGGTGACCGAAAAGCACGAAGATATCATCATTGTGGCGTCCTATGGCACTTTTTCGACCGGCATCAACATCAAAAATTTACATAACTTGATCTTTGCTGAATCCGTCCTATCGAGCGTGAAAGTGATTCAATCTATCGGTCGATTGTTGCGAAAATATTTCAATAAAAATGCCAAATTATATGATATCGCCGATGATTTACGATGGAAATCAAAACGAAATCATGTATTAGGACATTTCTTGAAACGAACGAAATATTACGACGAGGAACAGTTTGAATACACCGTCACCAACAAAAAAATTTAGGGAATTACATTGCGCTTTCGGCAAATTTACCGCTTCCGGGCGGTGTATTGCGGATTGCCATTGGACTAAAACCGGATCTGATTGTACCGGCGACACAAGCGAAATAGACAAAGAATCAGGCCGGGAAGTGCAAATCCGAAACGGTAAACGGTAAATAGTGTTATGAAAACCTTTATACAAATATTGGAAAAGGCACCTGATCAAATGTCGCGGAAGGAACTTTCGAAAAAGTTTAAAGTGCCTGAAGACGCCATTGATGCACTTGAACGTTTCGGTACCGGTATCCGTCCTGAACGTGGATCTGGTAAATGGATGAGGGCACATGGTGAAGAAATACAAAAATTGATCGATCTTGAACTGGTTACCCGGTCAAGCGACCCACAAAAAATTAGTGGGTCACTGAAAATATTATCTGATAAAGGCAAGAAAATCTATCAGGCGCGGAGTCGATTTTATAACAAGGCATTGTATAAATTGATCGACGACCCTGATGCCGAAATTCCGGCTGAAGTCCTAAAGGATTTCCCCCGAATAAAGAAAACGGCAAAAAATTTAAGATAGGAGAAATTCCAATCTATAATCAAAAAACTTTGAAGCAGGGCTTTTATAAGCCAAGAAACCCCGAAAAATACAAAGGCGAGTCCAATGGGATAGTTTTCAGGTCCGGGTTAGAATTAAAAATGTTTCGCTTTTTTGATTACAACAAAGTTATCGTCGAATGGAATTCGGAAGAAGTTATCGTCCCTTACGTTTCCGATCTTGACGGAAAATTGCACCGATATTTCGTGGACGCCTGGCTAAAAGTCAGAAATAAACAAGGCCATGTTCAGGAATATCTGGTTGAAATAAAACCAATGAAGTTTACCAAAGCACCACCTCAAACGTCCAAACACACGAAATCATATCAAATGCAAGTGATGGAATGGGTCAAGAACACGAATAAATGGAAAGCGGCTGATGCTCATGCCAAGAAAAAGGGTCAAAAATTTATTATTTTGACGGAAAAGGATTTACCATGAAAACATTTCGGGAAATTTTAATAGAAAATATCAAAGTCACGGTCGCCGATTATATTGACCTGGCCAATGTTGGCAATAATTCCATGGATGTTCCCAACACATTCAAGCCAGCGATTCCATCGAAAACAACCATTAAAATTGGTGACGATATCATGCTTGCTGGCCGACAATGGGGCGAAGTTGAAAAATTTTTGGGGAAAAAGGTTCAGGTTAATTTGAACCCCGGAATGGGTAATCGCCCAAATATCATCAAAGAACCTTTTGATAAGGTGGTTGCGTGGAAATATAAAACAGAATATGCATTTGTCAACAAAAATAGGGTGATAAAGTGAAAACATTTCGGAACATACTTGAAGCAATTTCAGAACCAGTTACAGAAGACGACCTTAAGCCGGGTTTTCAGTTTTTCGCGGTCAGTGCAAATGGACGTTCTTTGTCACGCTATAAAATAATGAGCGACGAAATAGAACAGAGCGTTGGCGTCGTTTTTAAGGTCAGGCACGTTGTTATAGGCGGCGATAAATTCAAGCAAAATTTCATAGCAAAGGATTTTGTGTCCGGCGCAAAAGGAAAGTTGAAAGTTTTCAGAAACCGCAAACAAGCGACATTGGCATTCAAACGGGCGGGTTTCGCAAATGCGGACATTTAGAAAATTTTTTGAAGATGTCGAAGGGAAAGCCGACCTTCAGGCAATGTATAATCGACTGAATAAACAGTTGTTTAGCAGTGAATTGCCGAAAATCCCTTTGAAGTGGACGAATTCGAATCGGATACCCGGCGAAGTCCAGGCGTCATATACAACCGATCAGACAACCAAAATCAGATCATTACCGGTGAC